CAGACATTCATCACCAATACTTATCGGCATTGTCAAGCTATAGCCACCACTCCTGGGCATTACTAAGGGTACATCAAGCAAAACAGGAAGTTTTGTTAGCGTGATATTATTCTCATCATCTTTAACGTTTTCCATAATTGCAGGTTGCACGCTTACAGTCTGTGTAGCTTCATCAAATGCTGTGATTATTCCTGGGATAGCAACACGTAAGCCAATAGACGTGCTATCAACGATGTTTTGATTCGTAATAATTTGTGACCCTTTTGCCACTTTTAAAGTGAATATTGACCTACCTGACATAAGCTACCTCCTAAGTTACAGATCCAGTTACAGGATTTTTGAGTATTGATGGGAATGCACCAGACTGAGTGATTGTTGTAAGGTTGCAATACCATTCAGTGCCTCTTGTGTCACCTTCATACTCTACCTCTATGATCCTGTATATCCCATTCTGTTCTATTTCATTGTATTGTACATTACCCAGCTGATATTGTCTCTCCACGATGTTTGTTTTATCAACGCGGATTAACATATTGCATTTAAGTTGTGGGTTCAGTAACGTTGTGACTTCAATGCCATATTCGGTCTGTGTTGGTGCCCCTATCATGCCACTGTCATAATCAATACTTAAGATCTGACCAGCAGGGACATCAGTAAGTTGTGTTAAGCAGATGCCACCATCATTGATGTAATATAGTGCATTCTTTGATTTAGCCATCTGCTTTACGAAATCATTTGCCTTGCCAAAAACAACTTTTCCTCTTGTGTACTTTGTAGTTGCATAATCTTCTGAAATTGAGTTGATTGATATGGGATTTTTTGCTTTGCTTGCTATTGAAACAACAGCATCCCTCATTGTCTTCCCTTTGTCAATAGTTAAGTTTGCAAACTCTGAACTTAAAAACTGTTCCGAATCAACAGCAATTAACTGCAATACATAGTCAACTCCATTTTCTTTACTTCGTATCGGTTGTACAATGTTTCCTGTGAATACAACCCCATAATTCAGGCCTTCATATCCTGCCTCAACAATAACATACTTTCCATGCATGATGATTTCATTCTCTGTTGCAGGCGATAGATTGTAAATCGTGATTGTTGAAATTGCATATTCTTCTATCATTGTTCTTTTGCACTTGAATGTGCAATGTAGGTCTGAGATGTCAAGTGATGTGCCATCTGTATTTTCAATTATAATTTTGTACTGCCTTCCAAACATCTGACCATATGCTTGGATTGTCTTTTTGTCAACCGTGTAATCTGTATAAGGGAAGTAAACTCCACTTGCAAAGCCTACTGGGTTTGTAGCATCATTTGACGTATTTTCAGGTGTTGTCTGCTTCACAACTGTAGACTTGCCTGTAAGCAAAAGATAATTCTTAGGATCAACCGAGTAAACAGGCTTGCCATTCTTTCTTAACCAGAAGTTTGAATAACTACAAATTCTGATCTCAAAATGAAGATGAGCCCCAAATGAATGTCCTGTATTATCCATTAAGCCTATAATCTGGCCTGCATGGATAACATCATTCTCCCTAACGTAGGCTACCTCTAGGTGACAATACATAGTACAATATCCATCGTGTGCAAGTACAATATGCCAGCCTAACTGATCAGCATCATAACCAACATATGCACAAATTGCTGTGTCAACGGCATATATCTTATCGCCACTTACGCCCGGCTTTAAAGCTCCTATATCGCGCCCTGAATGAAATGAACCACTTCTCCAGCCATATTCTGATGTGTATCTTGTTGAATCACATGGGTTAACTAAAAGTCTAACTGTCATTAGTTATCACCCCAGACTATGCTATAATCTGTAGAGATTGTATTATAACTCGGACTATCTTCAGTCGTGTTTACTGTTTTGACGACAAATAAACTTCCTATCTGCATATAAGCCATTTGCCTAAAAATATCAGCATTGCCATCAGCATTGCCAAAGCTCAGCAAAGGCACATTGCTCAATAGCATGACGTTTGTATTAAAGTCAGAAATGTCCACTGTCCAGTAACCAAGCTTATCTCTATATACACAATTAATCAAGTATGTTGAGTTGATACCGTTAACTTCAACTGTGACAGCGAATGTTTGGTTTGGCTGACTTTGAATAGGTATCATATTGTTCATTTATCTGTCACTCCTCTCTACTACTTCTTTTTAGTTGTTCCATTCTTTTGCAATGCTTGAAAGTTTCCAAAGCTTACTGACGAAACTGTACCTTTTGGCGTTGTTCCTGTTGCATTGACTCTTGCACTTGTCTTGATTGTTTTCACATTCACAACCAATATTTGCTTGAGTGTCAAAGATGCTTCTAAGCCATAAAGCAAGTCATTACCATCTGGAATTGAAAGTGACTCAATAAGCATGTTCTGATACACTTGAAGTCTTGTGACAACTTGAAACGGGATCCTATTTGCTTGTAGCTCTTTTAAGATCCTGTATGCACTTACAGACCTTGAATAAGCTCCTGTAAATTGTCCTTTCACTAACCCTTGCATACAGTCTGACATCTTAACTTTCATTGTAAGTTCAGCTGGTTCAAGATAAGCATGATCAGTAATATTTGCACCAGACTGTACAGGATGTGATGTAATTTTAAGCGTACTTGAATGCTGTATGTCAACAAATGCATCAAAGAAATACCCTGCAACATTTGTCTTTACATATACTAGCTGGCTCAATGCAGGAAGTTTATAAGGTAGTATTGTTTCCAAGCCTGTTGATTTAGTTGCCATATAAACCTCTCCTCTCTTTAATGCAATGGGTTCATAATTCTATTCATCAGAATCGTGTTTGTGTCATTGACATTCTTTGCAATTGCTGTAGCATTTGAGCCATAAATCGTATATGTTGGATTAATGCCTCCGTTTACTACATTACTCTTCTGGTTGTTAGTAGTCGTGCTATGTGCAGATGCTTTTGCTGGATCATATGTGATATAGCCCGTTTTTGAATCAGTACCCCACCCTCCTGCACCTAAGAAACCAGACTTACCATCCATTTTCCATTTTTCTACTGCATTCATAAGTGAGATCCAAGGACCAATTATTTTGCCAATAAGCGTTATTGTGTCAAGTATTGTAAGAAGAAAGTTTTTGACTGTTCTAAGCCCAGCCTCTAATATGCTCATTCCTGTTGCATCTTTGAACTCTGCATCAATTGTTTTATAACTATCATAAAGCTCACCCATGATGATAGATACTTCTTCAAGGGCTTCCTTAAAGCTTGCAATCAACTCTTTGTCTCCAAAAACTTTGTTGATCTCATCGTATAATGGGCCAAGCGGTGATTTGCCACCTTTGTTGTAGTTCATGAAGTCTGTAATCAATGCAAGTACTGCATAAATAACTAGTGCTATCTTCTTGACAGGAGACAATATTGAAATAAGTTTGATTGCAATAGGTAATATTGCTGCCAACCCTGCAACTCCTGCTACTTTCTTTTGTCCTGAATCAAGCGATGCCCAAAAATCATCTGCACCTTTCTTGAGGGTCAAGAAGTTATCAACAAGCATGAGCACAACATTCAAAACTTTCATCATATTTTTAGCAACCTTTTGGGCTACTTTTGCTATGTTGTTTTCAAGATAATCATTTGTACCTTTAAGCGTTGCTTTAATTCTTGCCATTGGTTCTTCAAGGTATTTTGTTAAGTAATATCCTACCCATTGTGAACCATAAGATACAATCAATCTGAACCTCATAAACTCAAACTTTATTTCTCTGATCTTTTGTAGCTTTGCTTGTAACTCAGCAGGTGCTGCAATTTTGCTTGCCTCAGTCTGCAACTGTGTGAAATATCCTCTAAGTTCTGAGTTCATGGCAATATCAGTAATGCTACCCATGTCTTCACCCATTGCATTTAGGGTAGTTCTTAGACTTCTTGCAGCATCTTCAGTCATCCACATACGCTTTGCAAATTTCTCTGTTTCCATATCAGAATCAGCTAAGCCATCAAGGAAACCTGCAATGCCTCCCGTTACTGTAGCCAAGAAACCAGCTACCATTACGGTTGCGGAGGCAACATTTTTGGCTGTCTTATTTGTGATGTTTTCTGTAAGCTTATCAAGCTCTTTGATCTTTCCTGTAAACTCTGAATACTGTGATTTGTTTACCTTTAAGTTAAGGCTGACTAAATAATCTTTTACCACGTCTGTAACAGCCATACTTTGTTACCTCCTTTCGTCGTCATTATCTGATTTCAAAGAATCAATTACTTTTTGCATGTTTCTACTTTTTACCCACATTGCTTCGTGTACATCTAACAAATCATCAAGCGTATAAGTACCATCCCACAGCTCGTGTTGTTGCCATAGCTTCTCAGTAATGGGCATGAATAGGAACATACTGATGTTGGGCGCCTCTATGAGCTGTATTATTCCTGCTCTGGCATCGAATCTTTGATTATTTCCAGTATCCCCGTCTTGCGGAGATTGTCTATAAAAAAACTTTCATAATTCAACCTTACTGACTCAACAAGCAATTTGAAAACAGAGTCAATATCTTTCTCAAGATTCTCAACCCCAAATGTTCTGTTTGACTTGTTGATGACGCTTACCTTGCCCGAAGGAAGAACTTCACTGCAATACGTTAAGATCCGCTTTTGTAGGTCTACAAATTCATCAATTGACATGTCACTTTTTGTTATGCTGCCTAACGTGCCAACAATGCTACTGTCATTCATCAAAGGACCAAGAAGGCCCATAAGATCAAATGGCATAGTTCTTGTTAAGAGCTCCTTGAGGACTGCAATGCTTTCAAAAGCATCCATTTTCTCAACAATAAAGATTCGTTCGCCTATTTCAATTCTCTTCTCATTTACTCTTTCCATTTTTGCTTACCTCTTTCTTTTATGCTACATCCTGCTGTACGTCTGCTGCAAAGAACGGCCACTCAACCAGTGTTGCTTTCTGTCCATATTCTTCCTTGGGCAGTTTTGTGAATGCAACACCTTTACATCTTGTTGATTCATTTGTTGACTTACTATTGACAGTTGCTGTGATCCCAGCCCATGCCGCCGCATCTGCTTGTTCAAGATAGTTGTACCAAGTCTTAAGCTTCGAATGAAGTGAAGATGTATTGAAGCATGAAAGACTCATTGCACCTCTTCTATCTCTAATCTTGTTGACTACAACTGTGCCATCAGCACCAATGTCAGAGTCTGTCCGATCATTTGACATGTCAATTGAAATTGTGCCTACGCCGTCACCGTCCATTACGATCTGTCCAAGATCAGGATGGCTAAGTACAAGCGTGACTTCCTGAAAAGAATATGTTTGTGTACTCATTTTGTTTTATCTCCTTCCTTATCTGTTGACTGTAATGCCAATAACGATGTGTTCAATTGCTCCTGCAAGTTTTGCACAGACATAGCATGATGGGGCAATTCTTGCCTCTCTATCTGCCTGAGATTGCGATGCAAGCGATGCAAACTGTACAAGATAACCTGCGCTTAATGCATCACCTGTTTTCAACATTAAGATTGTATCGCCTGACCAGATCCCAGGAGCAATAAAGCCAGTTGTGACGAATACATCACATGCATTTGCAACTGCATTTGATAAAGTTGTGATGCCGGAATCAGTCTGAGGAATCTTAGGCTGCGTAGTCAATGCATACATGATATTATACTTTATCTGCTCAACCAGCATGTCAAGGTACAAAACTTCATCAAAGCTTGTGCCATCTGCCATCTTGCCCTGCCTAAACAGATTATAACTTGTTGCCTGATTAATGTAAACATTACAATTTACAGCAAGTAAAGCACTTAGCTGGACCGAGGTAAGGGTTGAGATAGCCACTAACCCTGTAACCGACTTGTATGCGAGTGTGAACGCTTTTGATGTTGTCGTATTGTTACCCATCGCATAACCTATAATGCCCGCTACAGACGTTAATCCTGAATTGTCATCAACATTGTCGTATTGCGCAAATGTTCTTTTATAATTGCCTGCCTTAAGCGCTGTACAGTTTGCAATGTATGTTGCAGGATCTCTGAATGTAAGAGCCAAGATTGTGCTGGGTACTGCACTTTCAACATATGTTGCCAATGCTGTAACCATTGCTGTTGTCGTAAGAAGAGCAACAAGAGCCTCAGTGGGAATAGCAACATACCAGTTGTAATTTACCGCCCTACAAGCAGTTACTGCCTCAAGTACAGATTCGGCCGACCCCTTAGCGCCAATATATACGCTTTGTGGCGTTGGCGTCTGTGCAAAATAAAGAGATGCTGCTTTATACTCTGGCGTTGTCGTAGCAAACCCACCTGCAGCAATTGCCGCTAAGTTTGTGAACTTTTTGACTCTATCATCCGTT